TTCCGATCTTAGAATATTTTTCCCAATAATCTGTATCAATAGAACCTTCTTCATGCATAAATCTTAAAGAACTACCTAAAGAAGCATTATGTACTAATAATTGATGCGCTTTATTTACTTCTCTTTGTTTGCCCATTAAAGGAGATACTGCGCTTATTGGATAAGGTGTTCCTGTCCATTTATAATGAAATGGGACAATAGGATATTCTGTAATTCCTTCTGGTAATATTTTTTTATATAACATTGTATCACCAGTACTACAACATAATTGAACTCTATTTCCATGAAAAGGAACTGCTTCTACTATTGTAGATGCAAACTTTTTATCTTGAGATATAACTTTAAATTCTTTTTCAGTAATAACCATGTTTTGAATAATTGTAGCTTGCTTTTGCAAATCTGCAGTCATTTGCTGTTGAGCTTGAGCAATTTGCTGTTGCATACCTTCTTGCATTTTTTGCATTTCTAATTGAAATCTTTCTGGAATCATTTCACCAGATTGAACAGCTTCTTCCATAGATTTCTGCTGCTCTAAAGCTTTAACTTGTAATTCAGCAGTCATTTCTTGTATTTGCACTTGGACTTGTTGCTGTATTTGTTGCAATACTTCTTTAGTTAAAGGTTGTTGGTAAAATACATTTACATATTTTATTTTAATTTTTTCATAAGTTTCGAAAAATTCTACTACTTCATCTCTAGCACCTTCTTTATCTGGACTTTCATCAGTATCAATATCCTTATATCCAAAATCCTTCATATATTTATCTCTAGATTTTTCAGAATAATTATAATCATTATCATTTAAACTAGCAGATTTTTTAATCTTAGAAGCTAAATCTGGATATATTTTTATTAAATGAGATTTTGGCAATATTTTTCTTATCATAACAAATGAAGCATCTCTAAATAATAAGTCTCTAGATTTAGGATCTACAAATAAATCAAATGGTTCTGGCTGTTTAATAACTACATCACCCATTCCATTATCAGAGTCTTGGTCTACAGTAACATGCATATACCCTACTCCTTTAGTAACAGAATCATTTACACAATTAGCGTAAAGAGAGGATCCATCAGACAAGTCCCATATATAATCAGCCATGTCAGAAAATACAGCAGCAACATCAGTATCACTACCATCAACTCCAACGGCTTGCCATCTAGGTTTGTTTGCTGTGGCGTAAAAATTTAACATTTCTACTACAGGCAATATGCGGTTTATTGTGAAGGTGGGCATTCCTTGTTCTTCTAATGTAACCCTCTCTTCATCTGTTAATTGATTATCGTTAGCAAAGTCTACACCTTTTTGATTGATATATTCCCATTGAGCTCTATTTTCTCCATTAGCAATTTCAAATAAATCATGTATTCTTTGTACTTCTTTAGTTATTTTTTTAGCCATTATTTACCTTCTTTATATTTATTATTAGCAATTTTATAACCTTTACTTTTTTTACTTTTTCCATGTTTTTCACCCACCGGGTGCAAAGTACCTTTTTTAGGTCAAATGTGCATTTTTGGTTTCATGTTTATTCCTTATTCTTCATATCGATATTTTTCTGTACGAGGGTAATATTTTCCTTGATATTTTGTAGATTCTAATGCAATTCTTTTTTTAGCCATGTCTTTCATTACAGTAGGAGATAATCCAGTTTCTTTATGTTGTTTTTCTATCATTGCTTTAACTTTTGGATTCCAAATACCTTTTCCTGCAGATTTATTTGATCCTACCCATAAATTAAGAAAGTCTCTAGCTTGTTTTAAACCCTTTGCTCCTAATTTAAAAATATTTTTTATTGAACCAGAAGCTCCCATAGGAGTTACACTCATTACTATATCTATCAATTCTTCATCTGATAGCATAGATTTCATAATATTATCTTCAATTTTTGTCATGCTGTTATCCAACTTTTTGCTTTAGGTTTATGCTTAAACCAATCTCCACCTTTATTCTTTTTAATAGATTTAGGAGGATTAGCATATTTACAAGCATAAGCTAAAGCATCTATTGTATCGTCATGACCCATCCTAGGGCCAAATGTTAAAACTTCATGTTGCAATTCATAGTGGTCTTTTTTCATATACACACTTTTTATTGCGAATCTTTGTGCCAAAATCTCTTGTATCCTATCACGTTTCGACATCCTTGTACCAGGTTTTTCAGCGCAATATTTAACTCCAAAGTCGTTTCGTCTACGCATTTCTGATACCAACGACTGGAAAACTGGTTTGGACATAGTCGTGTCTTCAACCACGTATAAGGAAGGATGATATATTTTATTATAATCAAACATATAATCCACAATGCCTTTCTTACCTTCTCCAGGAATCCCCAAAACAGGTATTGAACGTTTTCGTATATAATCAAGGACATATACATTATTATCACCATCAACCGCAATAAAACATAAAACGGAAAAATCAGTATCACGCCTAATGCTATCAGTAGCAGGATCGACACCCGCGAATACGTTGACAGGAACTTCTCCCCCATCGTCTGTAATGAGGTAAGAAATGCCTTGATCTTCGTCATATTTGTAGCTTCCATTATGATATTTTATATGTTCTCTTGTAAATATCGCATCTTCTTTAGACTGAACCTCCATCATATATTCTTGATAAAATTTTTGAGGTTGTCCAGAATCAGTATAAAACTTTTTCTTTCTAGCCATTTCCTTTTCGCCAAACCAACTAGGCCATAAAGGAGTTCCATCTTCTTGTATTGCTTTATGCGTTACTACATCCCAGCTAAACTTCTTGCCTTCTTTCTTAGAACGTTCATACCCGATAAGTATATTTTGGATGAACGCATCGAAATGAACAGGCGTACCATTAATCCTAAGACGACCAGTACCAGGCTCAAGAGCAGGAAAAACAACAGCTGTAACAAGATTGCTGATTTTAGCCCTAGACTCAGGCGTAACGGTATTATTTTCATCTTCAAAGTCGTCCAACACGATAAGGTCGTATCTTTTATGCAATTTAGCGCCACCCCTAATTCCTGAAAGGTTGGATTTACTAATAAGTTTGCAACCGTTTTTAAGTTCAATATCATCTTCGGTCCACTTTCTTCCCTTTAAATTACCGAAATAATACAACACTTTGTCATTATATTCCAAATGATATTTAATATAATCAAGATTAGGTACGGAAATTTTAGAAGAGGCAGCAACCCAACCATAAAATAATGGATCTTTTGCAAAGCAAAAATCTTGCATAATATTACATTTTGTAAGTACTGTTTTTCCATGACCTCTTGGTAAAATAATTGCAGTTTGTTTTTTATTTAAATCTGTTATAGTGTCTGCTACTTGATAATGAAAAAATGGAGTCTCTGATCTCATATAATCTTCTGGTAAAAATAATTTACCAAATGCAATCATATCATTTTTAGCTAATTCTAATGCTTGCTCTTCTTTAGAAACATTATGAAAATTAATATTGCTCAACTTGTACATCTCCTTCTATATCAAGAGGAAACCTGCCATACATATTTAAAGGAGGTGCACCACCTACATAGTCCATCACCTTTTGATACGAACCATAATCATCTCCTGCAAAATCCCATATATCTGCTATAGCCACATAATAACCTTCTTCGTCTCTTCCTACACTCCAATTACTTCTTGTGCCTAAATCTATGGAAGAATATTTTGCAACTTGATTATCATTTAACTTCATCACTTCACCGCGCTTTAAATTAAATAATTTTGGAATATCATCTGTAGATAAGTTCAATCCATCAAAAAATACATAATCTTCTATATTATATACAGGACCTGGTGCAAATGGATACCCTTTAGATGGAGACTTTGTATGAAGTTTCAATCCTTGACTTTCAGGAGTGACTTCTCCTAGGTATATACTAAGCAAATCTGGAGACACTTCAATTCCAAGCGCTGCTGCTTTTACATCACTATCTACTCCTACTTCTAAAGTTTGTCCTCGATAACTCCCTCTGTTACCAGTAATTAATTCATCTATATTGGTAAGCCCTGTAAAAGGATGTCCTAATAATCCAGTCCAATAATCACTAGCCATTAAACCAGCTTTATCTCTGAGATATGCCATATCTTCTTCGGTTTTTGCATTTTTTTTAATATATTCAAGTAAATTATCTCCTCCTTGCAATCCCGAAGTAATTAAACCTAATATTCCTACATTTCTTTCTGCCATTACCACTTTCCTATTGGACACTTAGCATGAGCCAATGTTGTTTTTAATTTCATAAAACATCCACACTTAGTACATCTAAATTTGGGTGTTATAAAAGGACAATTTTTACAATAATTAATCCTACTTACTATAATATCTACATCTGCCTTAAAATAATTAGCAAATTTTTTAAAAAAATCCATTAATAACTTTTATTAGGCTTTCCTCTTAACAAATTCCCCATAGATGGAGTTCCCATATCTCTTGGACCTCCAGATCCAGGGCCTGTTTGGCTACCATATCCTTGGCCTCCCATATCTTGCGCTTGTCCAAACTTAGATTCCCAGCCTCTTACGTAGTCATTATATTGTTCTTGCCAATAATCTGTCCCTTGTGGTTGAAATGGGGATATTTGACCCCCATAAGGTTGATTTGCCAACCAATCTTCAAAACCTAAAGGCACACCAGCGTTTTCTATAGCACCCATATCCCTATTAATAGGGGCTGGACCTGGCATTGGCATTGGATTTGGAGCCATTTGCATTCTTGGTTGTGACATAGGATTAGGCCTTACTCTAGATCTTTGGGACATAGTATCGTATTTATCTAATCTTTTTAATTGCTCAAACATAAAATCTTTCATTCTTCTATCTCCTTTGGTCTTTGTATTTCTTCTAAAGCATTTTCACCGAACCCTTTAAACACGGCTCCTGATATTTGAGTAACCTTAGTTTGATTTTTATCTTCTAGGTCCATAATATCGGATAATTTAAATAATGCTTTTAATCTTGTGTCAGATTTTTCAGCTGTTTCTGCTTCTGACTTAATTCCTTTTAATATATAGGTTTCATCGACACCTAATTCTTTTAATACTGGCTTTAATTCTTCTTTCATAGCTGTCCTTACCCTCTCAGTTTTTATTAAATCTGTAGACTTTTCTTTAGCATACCTAATATTATTAGTAGGGAATGCTTTTATATATGACTCTTCTGGCTTTAATCCTTGAGCCATATATAAGACGAAGACCTGTTCTGCTTTACTAAGCTTAGTCCGATCCAAGAGAATGTCATCAGGGTTTTTATTCCCTCCAAATGAGTAGATATTTATTCTTTTTGAAGTATCCATCTTAACATTTGGGCCTATAGGAAAAGTGCCTGTGCACGTACCTATATATTCTCTGACCTTATTTTTACCTTTCGAGCGCAACATTTGCCCCCGCCTTAATACTTGAATCACGCAATCATCGTCTGCTAGTACCCAATCACCTATGTGACCATCCCTCCAGTCCTCAACTACTTTAAGATTTTTTGGCAGTGGATCGTTTGGTTCGTACACTCGATGGCTTAGCCTTCTTATTTTGTACTGCCTCATTTGAAACCTTATTTATACTATCTAGCTTTGTGTTCAAGTTACTCAAAAAACTTTCTATATGTGTTATTCGCTTAACTAATAACTCATACTCTTTGTCAATCTTCTTCTGCTTTTCATTTAACGTCCATACATCCATACTATCTCCCTGTTAGTTAACGAGGCCGCGCTAGCGGCCGCTTACTAAGCTTTCGCTATATCATCATCTAGTATCATTGCTAAACTTGATGAATCAAAGTAGTCTTCTACATTAGCCTCGTATATTATTCTTTTAGTTTCTGGCGTGCTATCTACTATTTCTTCTTGAACAAATTCGCAATTGTCACCATTATCATCATACTGTATTGTCAATATGTACTTTTTCATAGCCATAATAACCTCCATTAACTAGTTAAAAACATTCCATATATATTATATACTTTATTTGAAATAATCAAGGCTTTTTTTAGGCTCCTAAGTTATTGAAAAACAACAACTTAAGGAAAATACATACTAATCAGTCGGTTTTGTGCAACTAATCCTAACTTTTGTCGACGAGGATAGCAAAATATTATATTATTTGTCGAAGAGAAAGGTTTAAAAATTGTAGCATTTTATCGCTTGGTCTTTTAGTTATATAACCGCCCTATCGGGCGGATTTCCAAAAGGAAATTTTCGTTAAAATTCATTTAGAATTTTATGATTAATAATAATTAATAATATTATGAAATAAAAAGGAGATAGAAGATGAATAAAGAATACTTTGTTAATCTAATGTTAAAGGTGTTGAATCAGTTTCGTCCTATGATATTGAATGCACCTGCTAAGAAGGGTTGGGATCCTATATTTAGAAAGAGTGTAGAGTCTCAATATCAAGTTAAGCAACGTAGAAACTTTGCGATACAAGCTATTGCTGAAGAAGCTGCGATGTTTGGCCATGATTTAAGTGATATGATAAGCAATTTGGAGGAACCTGAGGAATAATCCTTAGGTTTTTATGCAATTATGTGTTTATTTATGTAAATATATACTAATAAGTAAGGGTTGAGCGTAGTAATATAGCTACCCATCC